GGTTAATCTGTGATACAGATCGGTACCCAAATCCCAAGAGCATTAAGCCTTGAGATAAGGATAGTTGGTACTTACGTACCAATTCCAACCACGCTGGCAATGAACCAGCAGCAGAGAGAACCTCTAATAGAGCTAACGGTCCTACAGAGAAACCTCCGTAGTAAACACGTTTAGCAAATTCAAGGACCCCTCGTCCTGAAGAATCATGAACTGACTTAGAGAGTTGGATTCCAACCCCTAAACCAGCCATAATTTTCAGATAGGTATCGGCTACTAGCCGGTCAGCTATAACTATGTCATCTCCTAAGAGAGCATAGTCCTCGAACCAAGAATCACCTGAAGTCCGCCCAGACAAAGCTGCTGCCATCTGCACTATAGCATGATGGGTCAAAGCAAGCATTGCCCACGATGTTAAAGCACCCATAGGTTGCCCAACTGCGTATCGTATAAATCGATCACCATCATCGTCCGGACCAATGGCCCGTCTAGGTAAATCATACGAACGTCCTACCATCAAACTCATCCAAAGATTCGCCCCGTGAGCGGTAATCAACCGACTCAAGAGGGTAGCTTGGATAAGAATAGGTAATCGATCCGTGGCAGAGCTAAGGTCTAATGACCAGAAGCGTCTGTGCCCTTTAGCCTGTAAAAGGTTAATCGGAGCAAGTTGATCGAATGTTCCATCTTGAGGGATTACCTTCAAGATCTCGAACAGGTAATCATGCAATGGCTTCATTGCCCATTGCGTGAAACAGTCTACCATAGCAAACACACGGATTTTACCCGCAGGTTCGTCTTTTAAACCTAGTTTCCCGATAGAATCACGCGTTAACAACGCGTCTTCCGACACAAGTGTCGGAGCTACTTTACTAAAGTCTTCTAACCAATTTAAGAATCTAGTATTTCGCGTTAGCTGTAACCAATCTCGAAAGATTGGGAACAGGTCCGATCTGGACCAGGCTATAGCTGTACGAATTATTCCAAATGGAGACGTAGACAGATATAAATCAGCCGTTGGAGTAGTCCGCGGGATGAGAAAAGGCGACACACGAAGTCTGGCTAGTAGATCAAGAGGTGATTTCAAATCATCCTCATCTACGGCTTGCAATTTAACAAGTTTTCGCCAAAACTGACTCGAAAATCGAGACCAGTCAGGTAGGAACCCCGAAAGGTTCTTACCAGGATCGGTGATTGAAGAAAAGGATAGCTTTCCTGGAAACTCGATTACTCTATAAATAGAGAAAAGAGTGAACCAGTATCGCATGATAAGGATATCCCCAGCCGCGATCCGTCTTCGATGAAGAACGGGTATCACAGTAGGAAGTCCCAACATCCCCCGTCGTACTCTAGGAGTACTAGGGAAAGAATCCAAGTCTCTTGCTATAGATTGAGCCAAAGAAGTATTCAGAGCCTTAAGAGTTATTACTAACCCTTTTAGGCCCTGGCTTCGGCCCAAGGATGAGCACCAAGACATGTAACGGATAGCAGGTTTTACAAAACCAAGACGCATATATCCTAAC